GACATAGGTTCTGCATATCCACCCCAGTGTGTTTCAAGCTCACCGCCCATTTGCATCATAGGTCTTTCTGTAGACATAGCTGCTGCACTAGGAGGTGTATAGGCTTTTAAATGACCACCAGCTCTGAGCATATCTGCATCAGCAGGAGGTTTTAAAAGATCTTTCACCTTATGCTCTCCAAAGGTTGTAATAACCTGTGGTTGCCATGTATGACTTACCCACTCATAAGGAGATGTTGTCATTCCACCATCCTTCATGAATGATGTATATTGAGCTTGTGCACCAGGAATACCCTGTTGTAAAGCCATTGATTGAATGTTTCTTTGTGTAGCTTTTCTAGCTTTTTTAATCTTTTGAGGTTTTCTATCTAAAGCAGCACCAATCAATTGTCCACCTACTTGACCAATCATTTTACCAGCAGGACCAAATGCTGATCCTATAGTTCCACCAATACTACCACCTAGATTACCACCAGCATTTTCACCACCAATACTAGTGATAAGATTGCTAGCAAGATCTCCACCACCAGCAGAAGCAAAGTCATAAATACCTTCACCCTGTAACCAGTCACCATTCTGAGCTTTGTGTGTTCTACCACCATAGTAGAACTGCTTATAACGCTCACTATCATTTAAAGGCTCATATCCTAAATCATCGTATAATGTATTAGGAGCGAACGTGTTAGCTATTTCACCAGGGATTCCACCTACCATCTTACCATCTCTAGCAAGCACATTTGTACCTACACCATATATAGGGAAGAACTCTTCTCCTGTATTTGTGATTTGTTCAGGACGTAGATATTTGCGTTCTGTTTGTTCAGGACGGATTCTAGCAGCTTCTAAAGCAATATCACTAACACCTTCTGCTTGTCTAGCTCTTTGAAGAGCTTCTTTCTCATCTTTTAACTGTTGAACTGCTTGAAAAATTTTACCAACTCCTGGAGCATACTTACCTATTTGTTGCATCCAATCTCCTTTTTTTACCTCAACATCTATACCACCACTAGTTGGTGCAAAAGATGCACCTTGTGTTTGCATAGGATACATTGCACTCTGGGGAGGCATAGGAACAGGTTGTTGACTGACGTTTGCCCAAGCATAATTCATACCAGGAGGCTGTGGTAAACTTATAGGAGTTCCAGGAGGAGTGTATAACCCACCTTGTCCTTTCTTTATGTTCTTACCTTTCTTAGCAAACGCACCTGATTTAGCAAATGCTTCTCCAGCTTGCACAAGTGTACTTCCAATATTACCAAAACCTCTACCTCCACCACCTTGAGCAGCTTGTTGGGCAGCAGCAATCTCAGCTTGTCTGTAAGCTTCTTCTCTTTTCCATGTTTAGCCATGAAGGATGCCTCATCAGGAAACTTTTTGTAGAATTCCTTTTCAGACTTAACACCAGCGATTTTTAGGATTTCTTTTTTCATATTAGTTATATTTATCTAACCAGCCGCCCTTGGTTGGTTTGTTATAGTTCGTAAAGTTAAGTAATTGGTCTAACTTTTTAATAGGTTGAGCATCAGCATTATTCACACTTATACCCTTCTTAGCCACAGGATATTCTGTTACATATTCTCCTTCAAACTCATAGTCTTCTCCTGGTTCCATGTATTGTACATCTCCTGTATCAGATATACCGAGGAGAGGTTGATCTACACCCTCCATAGTGATGATGTTAGATGGGATGATTACTGGGTTACCTACATTCTCAGGGTTCCAATATCCCATAGGATCTACAGGAATCTCACTACCATCCTGACTAATAGTCTTAGGTTTGAAGTCTAGCCCTTGCTGATAGTATTTCATTTCCATACCATTCTGTGCAGAAGCTTTTGTCTTCTTAGCATATGGTCCGTTGGATGGAGCAGCTCCAACTGTACGTGCGTACGTGAACCCTACAGCACCAGGAATAGATCCTCCCATTGCTAGTTGCATGGTGATAGGTTTAACACTGTCTCCTAATTGAGCCATAGGAACAGTTTGATTAGCCCCAGCCATAGCAGGCTGAATGTTACCACCAGTTTGCATAGATGGGCCACCCCATGCACCGTTGTAATTAAATCCTTTTTCTTTGGAGGTTTAACTTCTTTGTATCCTCTCAGCCAATGCTCTTTATAAAACTTAGCTTCGTCTAAGGATATAGGTCTTTTAGATACAGCATACGATCCTATCTTTGTAGGTTCTGCTCCAGGTGCTCTTCCTTTTGTTGATGCTCCCATAGGAACACCTTTTACTTCAACCATGTATGGACCAGGATATCCTTGACCTGGTATCATTTTACCAGTTTTTTCATCAGGTACCATGTTTGTTCTACCCCAATCTAAAGGAGTACCTTTAGCAAAATACAAACGAGAATTAGCTCCTTTTTTAAGATTTATTCCCTCTACTAATCCATTACCATCACTAAATAACCTACCTGCTTCAGATTCTCCAAATCCTTGAAGCATTCCTGTTTTTTGATTAACTATATTTTCTATATTTGGACTTCTATGGTAGTAAGCTTCAGGATTAGCTTTAAATTTCCAAGGATTGTATCTATAAGCATTCTTGTAAGCACCTGTAGCTTTTACAGCACCAGCTCCAACAAGGTTAACAGGATCGAGAACCATATCTGTAGCAATTGCACCAGCTTTGTTTTTAATCCCCATTGCCTCAGAAGGAGTTTGGTATTTTCCTGTTATAAGCTTTGTTAAAGCTTTTTGTGGTACAGAAAACAACTCAAAAAAATCAGATACATTCTGAGGAGTGATTGGTCCAAGGAATGCACCACCCACCTGTGCTTTATAAGGCTTAGCACCTCCAGCAATAGCCCCAAAGAACCTGCGCTGTTTGTCAGTCAAAGGTTGCCCATGCACTTCTTTGTCGTGCAATATCTTTCTTGCTTTTGTGGATGTAAGCTTCTTTGCCATTATTTGTAAGAGATTTTTGCTTGGTTTACTAACTTATCTATAGACAGACCCTCGCACGTGCGCACGAACAGAGGTTCCTGCTTATACTTAACCAATGACCAGAATGTGTTATACTGATAGAAGTTATCACTCTTGGTGAATGTAATTGTCTTACTATCAGCGTTATATAAAGGATACTTCAAATACTCCTTCAGGTTATTGATTGGTTTAGGAACCAGTTCAAGTATACCAGAAGACTGTTGACCATTGTACACTACAGCCTTATTAAACCAAGCATCATCAGTTTCTATCTTGCGGTTGTCATCAGACACACCATCTGGATCAGGGAAGTACTTGTATGCTTTGGTGTAATCTTGTACACTCTGAAGAATCTCATCCTGATACTGATAAGCAAAAGGATACTCAATGATGTATTGTTCTATGTTTCCATAGAAGTAGTTGTATATCACTGGGTTCTTCAGGTGTCTCCAGAGACAAGCTGTTCTCACCTGTGTGTATTCTGCGGATGCTAAATCAACTGGATTTGTAACACCAACAGGGAATGTTTTCTTGCTTTTACATTTACCAGTGGATTCCAAAGTCACCATAGTAACATTATCAGCAACACTATAGCTCACCCCTTCAATCAACTGATCTTTGGTAACACCTGTTGCTAGAATGTTACCAAATTCATCAGTGATTGTAAAAGGGCCCGCTGTAGGTCCTGAGGAAGTTAACTTTATGACGATTGTTTTAGCCATTCTTATTTATTTAACAAGTTCCATCTACAATCTCAAACTCTACTAAATCAGTTGTTCCAAAGGTTATTCCAGTGAAGGTGTAAACCCCTGTTGAACCTACATTCTGCTGTGCAACAGCTATTGTATTTACATAAAGTGTAAGACATGCATTACCAAGAGACTGAGTAACATCTACATCAATATTAGCTGAAACTAATGCAGAATGAGTACCTGAAGCAGTTTGACTAGGTCCTACAGGCAATGATCCTGTATTGAGGAAGTAGAAAGAAGCTGCTGAAACTGTAATGTTATTTATCGTACTATTTGTACTACCGTTTGTGATAAAGAATGTATCTCCAAAAATAGTTGTTGTAGTAGTTGTTGTAGGTGGTGGTACAATTGTAGTAGTGGTTGTAGTTGTTGTAACTACTATAATGTCTATATAGTTTAAACAAGTGCCTGTAGACTTTACTCTTATGATTGTTGTACCATTAGGCACAAGTGAAGAAGAATAACCAGCTACAAGAGCTGCTTTAGACACTCCTGTTTCAAATGCTGAAACATAACCATCTACATTTGAGTAGAGATCAAAAGGACCTGTATCCGTTCCAGCTGTTGTTAATGTTATTAATACTGTCATTGTTATATTGTGTTAAGGTGCAGAAGTTGTTGTTGTGGTAGTTGTACTACAGTTAGTAATAAATACAATTAGTCCACCCACCACTTGGAACACTGTGTTCACTGACTGAGAAGCTCCTGTAAAGTACCAGCCGTCAGGGATGGTTGCACAATTATTTGTACCATTTGCTACAAACACCTTAGATCCAACATAAAGTCCTTGATATTGGATGGTTAGGAATGTAGGTATAACGTTTACATAAACTCCATCTATAATGTTTGCATTCAAATATACCACAGCATTACATGCAGCTATTAAGCTTCCTGTAGAAACAACATTAGATGGTGGAGATATAATATCGTATCCTGTAAAGAATACATCATTTATTAAACTTGAAGGCCTTGTACAAGGAGGAGGTGGAGTTGGTCCAATCACTATTGCTGATCCTCCAAGATTACAACTTTTCTCTACAGCAGATCCTTCTAAGTTACAACTCTTTGTTGTAGTGGTAGTTGTTGTAGAACTTGTAGATGTTGTAGATGTGCTAGATGTAGTGGTGGTAGTTGGAATAGGTCCAAGTGTACCAACAATAGCATCAAGATCTTCGCAACATCCATTAATACCAGAGTAGAAGAAGTTGTTCTCACCAATGTACCAGTTAGGGAAATAGGTGTGGAAACTTATCCAGCTCTTAGTGTTGAAGTTAAATGACACAGTCCAGCTCTTATTACAGAAGTATTCTAGATCTGTAACATACACCACCTTACGTGTAACTATAGGACGAATAGTTGTAGTGGTAGTGAAAGTTCCTGGATTAGTAGTGGTACTTGTTGTAGTACCAGCTAGTGTAGTGGTGCTAGTTGTTGTAGGACCATTTTGAGGATACACCTCTTCTACATAGAACTCTCTATTTACAGCATCCCATTTAACATCACTGCTCTTAGGGATGTAGTCAAGCTTAGTTATTAATACTCTATCATACTTGCTATCATATACACCATGTAAACCAATACCGTTATAATGGTTGTCTACAGGTACATCTGGGAAGTAACGTAAGATTTCAAATGCTAGATGGTCTGTAAAGAACCTATTAAGTCCTGAACCAAATCCTGATAGATCCACAGCTTGTGTACCAGTGATTAAGAAAACTTGACCACGTTTAGCATCAATAGTTACCTGTCCTTGTGGAATCTTCAGAAGCATCTTGTGCTGGGTTCCTACATACCCCAAATCAGTTTCAGCAAAATCAATTGGAGGAGCTCCTCTGAAGAGCATAGGATTACCAACATAAGCAGCTTGAGGATTGCTAGTATCGATTGTCAACAAGTTGTTGTACATCAACGTCTTGTTCTCAAATCTAGCTAACACAGCTCTGTTCTGAATACCATCTAAAGAGATTAAGTCTCCATAGTTCTGAGGGAAGTCAAAATAAGATATTGATCTGTAGATTAACCAGCTATTGACCCTGTTATCAGCATCTATGTTCTGAGCATCAGAATAAATAGCCCTGAATGGATAGTAGGTGTAACAAGGTTTGTCCCAATCTATAGGCAGGTGAGTGAAGGTGTTCTCCCTGTTCTGTTTAGAGAATGTAACATTATAGTAATAAGTGTTATCCTGAGCAATAGGAACAAAGCTTTCTTGTACCCAGTCATCAGGAATACCTGTACTTACATGAGGCCAGTAGTCTCCTTCTCTATTATTGAACGCCTGACGTAAATCTACATTATAAGAACTTTCACAATAGAAGTTGGGAATACCATAAGCAAACATGTAGAAATATCCATCATAGAAAGTTCTATTAGGATTTTCAGCTGGAGGTGCAGGTAATTGACTATTTGGACAATCAAACTCGTGAGCTTTGTAGGAAATAATGTTAGTGAGCAAACCACCACCACTTGTGTAGTTACTTAAAATAGAACGAGCTGAATGCCAGTATTTCGGATAAGCTATGTTACCTATCTCATCATAGAATATGTCACTATCATCTGGAGCATTAACACGATTATCAATGAAGAATGGAAGCTTGGTCTTAAATGTAAATCTGCTGATAAATGTATCACCACCAAATACAGTTTGTATCTGAGGAGTGTCAGCATCCACAAATGCTTGGAATCCAGTATCTACAGTGTCATAAGAATAGATTTGTCCATATTGATTTACAAACACATTCTTAAGAGAAGCATAATAAGACACTACAGATATATCTTCTTCCTTAGCAGGAACATCACAATTTCCTGCCTCTGATATAGTGAATCTTGATTTATCTGTAACAATAGGAACAATTCCAGATAACATGTTAGGACTCTGATCTGGGAACGGAAGAGCTTGTTTACCTATATCAGTTCTCAAATAAACAGATGATTCTCTTTGGAAGTTGTTGATGTTATGTATATCACCTACGTTCTGTACACCAGGTATTAAATATCTAGCAATATCAAGAGTACGTTGTTTAATTCCCTGATTATCAGGAACTCCCACTCCATAGTTATAATCAGCCACAGAGTTGAAAGAATAAGCATAGTTCTTTCTAGTAATACCATTTACGTATATGGTTAAATACGCTTGATATGCAGCAAACATTGCTGCTGCACTAAATGGTGTGGTGAGTGCACCTAAATCATTAGAACTATTAAGAGCATCTTCTTGAGCTTCTTTAGTTAAAAGTCTATACTTAGCATTATTTCTCACCTCAACGAAGTGAGCCTTACCTCCACCAAACATTACACTCTCAAGCTTCAGAATATCACCTAGGAATGGTTGTCCAAAAGATGTTTCAGGAGAGTTAAATATCTGTCTGTATTTTTCTGTAAATCCAGGTTGTGGATTCTGAATCTTACAATTTTTTCCAGTGACAAGTACAGGTCCAGTGATGCAAATATTTTCAGGATTTTCTATTGCTACAGGTCCACCTGTTCCAGGAACTACAGAAAGAGTTAAAGTGTCTACACTTGGCCAACCATTAACCCATGTTTGAGATATTCCTTCATATATATCATCCCACTCAATTCTTCCTCCAGCTTTTAGGAATGTAGGAGGACATATTGTTACTGTCCACTCTTCATATGTAGAAAGTCCAGTTTTTCCTTCTGCAGGAGCAAGTATAACAGGTTTGCTGGTAGAGCAAAGTGGGAATGTACCTATAGAATAATACTTTTGTGTGCCCTGTTTGTTAGTGTTACAATCTGTGTATTGTACCTCAGCAAAGTCAGGACCACCATTTGGATCAGGACCTAATACAGTAATTATTACATTATAACCATCACATATCTGACTCCAAGCATTATTTGTAGAATTAAGGAACGGATCTTGGTTAAGATCATTATAAGGATAGTTAGGATAGAAGTAGGTTTGCTTCTCTCTTTCGTATGTATTAACATTTCTAAGAATGCCCTTTGCTACAATAGACTTATTAGTACCACGGTCTGCACGAATAATCTTAAATGCTACAATCTCATCCTTTTGTTCTTGTGTTAAATTAGATGCTTGAATTAGCGCACTAACTTGTTGTACATCTATCTGCACACCAATAGGAAATACAGCATCATTACCCTGAACCATTGTATTAGGGCCTAAGAATATCTTAGACTCATACGCAGGACTGATATTAATGTCAGGAAACTTATGGTGTCTAATAGGTTGACCAGCAAGATCACCCCATACATCTACATTACATGGATAGGTGTCTGTTGATTCCCAATAACCAAACTGGCCATATTGATAAGGACCTTTGTATTCAGGAGCAGGAGAGTAACCAGGACTTGTACCAATTACAGATCCTGTGTTATAGATTTTCCAATAAGGACTATATCCTATTCCTCCAGATGCGTAATCAGGATTGCCTATAAAGTCTGGGTTAGTGTCTGGTACGTCTGGTTGTAATGTTTCTGAAGGGCCTTTAATTCTACCAGGAATATGGAAACCATCAGTTTGCTTACCATTGCAATATCATAGTAAGGGAATTTCTCAAATATATCATCAACAGTTAGACGTATTTGTGTTACGTTCTGACCAGTGTATGTGATTTGCTTCTGGACATTATCAATATAATAAGTGCCTACAAGTTCAACAGAAGTGATAGCATTAACAGTTCTAATCACTGCTAAGTTGAAATACTGATATAGTCCTGTATCCTCTAAGTTGCTTATATTAAGGATGATGGATTTACCAACAGGATAGTTAAAGTTCACAGATGTTATGAACTCATCAGCAATAGGAGTGGGATTGGTAACAGAGTAGTAGGAAGTGTAAGGATTACCCTGAGGATCAGAGTATTGGATAGCAAACTGGTATGTACCAGCAATCAGATTACCTGTGCTAGTAACATCAACCACTTCTAATTGAGGAATCTTAAAATTAGGCTGTAGCTTTAACTGATTACAGTCTACATCATCTGTATACTCTGGATTACAGAAAGGAGTACCAGACTTTAATATCTTTGGAATGTCATCAATATCTAAGTATCTTCTAGGATTGTAACCATCTGTCCAGTAGATTTCTGTAGTGCAGTTGGTTATCTTGTGTGCTGCCTTGAGGATGGGATAGTTAACATTAAAGTTAAGACAAGGAGCATTTACAAGTACACGGTATATACAATCGTTATTCTCCATATATCCAATCTGACTACCACCTGTTTCAGGGTTAGTGATGAAGAATATATGTTTGTTTCTCTCCTGGATGAAATGTGTACCAACCAATACAAAGCCAGAAGGGAATGAAACGCAAGGCTCATTCCCAGGCTCATTCTGATAGTTTACAGAATTAGCATCAAAGTTTTCAACAACAGCATTCAATGCATATGTCAGCTTACCTTTCGGAATCTGATTAACTGTCTGGTCCATATTAAGACCAGTGGTGGCATTATTATACTCTTGTCTAACGTTACCTTGTTCTTGTTCAGCCATTAGTATTAATTATTGCGTCTCCAACCATATCTGTTAGTACGGTTAGGAAGTTCATACATATTAAATCTGTTCAGGTCATTCTTAATCCTACGCTGTTTAGCCCAAGGATCTTGTTTCTTAATCTCAATATCAGCCATGATGAATGCTTCCTCAGCCTGTTGCTTGTAATATGCAAGCTTCTGTTGGAGCTGATTAAAGGTCTCATCATTGGTCTGGTTGGTGAGAGTTTCCATCATCTTGTACTTGATGAAAGCCTCTATATATTCCCTAACACGGAAGTTATTGGGGATCATTTGGTTACCCACCTGATCATATTCCGTAGCATAGAAAATTAAATGCACAATACCATTACGGAAGTTTGTAACAAACTTATTATCTCTAATATCAAATGAGTCATATCCAGCAGAACCAGGAGTGAACTCATTGAGAGGAGGAGCTTGTGCATAGAACTCCCAGTTATTTGTATATTCTACTCCACAGTTTCTTCTTGCAGAGATGTTACCAGGTTTTAATAAATACTCTCTTTGGTAGAGAACAGGAGCCTGATTATTAGTCTTGTACACTGTTTGTATAATCTCAGGCATACAAGATCCATCACACCCTACGTTACCACAGCAAGGACTAGGACAAGATGGTCCACCATATGTGATGGGGCTCACCTGGATTGTTGTGGCTGTAGCAGCTTGTGAGTAGAATGAGTTAGCCTGTTGATAAGGAAAACCATTTACAGCTGTACATAACCAAGCCTCACGGACAGCATAGAAGTTGTCTGGGAGCCTTGCTTCATAGTCACTAATGTAAAGTACTTCCTCCTGAATCACATACGTAGCTCTACCTAGCTTAAGTAAGCATTTCTCTAGGTAGGTAGGGAACATAAGATCATCAATAGCTCCTGTATCGAAGTAGCTTTTAAACTCTTCCTTTACAGTGGAATAGACAATCTCAGGGGAGATGAAGTTATATTTGTAATAGTATGACATCTATTTTACTTTTTCCATTCATGATAAATATGCTGATATGTATCACTGGTTTTGATATAGTGTGACAGCAATCTTGATGTGTTTCTAGATGGTTTGAAGTACCAGAGTCCTGAGTGTCTAAACCTTGCTGTATCTTTAAACCACATCCATCCAAAGAAGTATCCTTCTGTATGAAAATTAAAGTTGTAGATACGCTTACCTTTCTCTCTTGTCTTTTTCCAATCAATAGGAAGATTGACAAACTCTTTACCATCCACTCCTTTCATCTTTCTACGTTTCTTTTTATTAATGGAGAACTCACCAAACCCATATGGAAGCTTTGCTCTTTCTCCTGTCTCCAGGATGTATTCTTTGAAAGCCTCATTGTAGGTGTAAATGATGTTCCTCCACTCGTCAAACGTAAGTTTGATAGAAGGATTCTTCTTGCAAAAATTGCTGTAGTTTTCTTTACTTGCGCTTCTCCAGTCTATCTTAATTCTCATCTCATCTAAGGTTTGGAGCGTTTGGTGCTTGACCATCAACTCCATCACTTGTGATGTCTGTCTTCAATTTGAAGTAGGTGGATAGTAACTTCTGGGAAGTTAGCTCGAGGACTTGCTTCTCTAGGTAACCAGGAACAGGAGACTCATTGTCAAGAGGGTTCTTGCAAAGTTGTTCTGTTGTATATTCTGGAGTACCACAACCACACTCTGGATACATAATGGAATTAGGAACATCCTCCTCGAACAAAGCAACAAGTCTGATAGCTTTGAGAAGTGGATTGTTTACATAAAGATATCCATTAGAAATCCAGTAGTATTCTTCCTTCTTAATGATAGGAAGCTTAAGCAAGTTAATGTATCGATTGATGGTTATTTCTTTTAGTTTCTTTCCTTGTCCACTCATCGCATTGATTGAGTAAACACCCTGGATAACATACTGATAGTTACCTTCAGTGATGCGAGGGAGCTTGAGTTTAGTTCTAGCTACAGAACAAGGATCGACATAATCACAGCATTCAGAAATAGGAACCTCTACCATCTCTAAACAAGGGATGGTAGTGAATACTGTGTCAGTAGCCCAAAGCTTCCTCAGATTAGTCTCACGTTTAATCAAAAGGAAGGCATTGTTCTTAATCTCAGACATAACAGCTCTATCTGTTATCAAATTATCAGTTGACAACAGTTTATGCATAGAGCGTACATCTGAAACTAATTTCCTAAAAGTAGACATTATAAATATTGTTTGAATATGTTCGTCATCCCATAGAGCTCATCAATGAGAAACGCAGTTACCTCACCTCTCGCGCACGTGTATCCATTCTTCTCATCCCACCCACTCTTTGCATTTGAGAATGCAGGGATTTGGTAAAATTTAATTCCGTTAAAGTCTTGACTCAATTCATGGTGCTTATCACCTGTGAATATGTAAAACACTTCATGGTCAGACCAATTATCTTTATATTCCATTGGGAATATACCAGCAAGTTTAGCAGGTTTGATAGCATCACCATGATTAAACATCATAGCTGTAACTCCATAACTTACGTACTTCCTATACTTAGGAGAACAATCAAATGTCACTCCAGGGATATATCTAAAGTAGGTTTGCAGCCAATTTATCATGTGCCATCCTACATATTCATCGTGATTACCAGCTACATATATCACATCCACATTACTTGTGTAGTTGAGTAGCAATGAAATCATAAGAACCTCATGATCGCATATTGATTTGAATGACTCATGGTAACCTCCAATATTCTGTTGTGGAGTGCCTTTGGTTGTAGTTCCTGTAAACTCACTATTGAATTCATCTGATCCAATAATGTATACAATCTTATCTAAGTTATTTGCTAAAGCAGCTTGTGCAAGGATTGTTTCAGTCCTGTAAGCCATTCTAGCAAATCTTTCTTTAATGTTGTTATCTCCATCTACATCAATCTTATTGTAATGCGCATCCTGTTTGTTAATAACAAGAGCAGCATTAGACTTGCTTGGATGTAGTTTTGGAGACATTATCTCCTGAGAAGCAGGAGTGTATGAACTGAGGAACTCTATAAAGGAGTCTTGGAATACCTGTTCTCCTTTCTTTTTACCAAGCCAAGCCTTCACTTGATAATGAGGCTGGTCAGCATTCCCCCAGTAGTTTTGTACGTATTTAGTTATTTCCCACTTGTCTGTATCAATCTTACACTTCTCAATTAAATCGTCTAAATCTTTGATCTCTTCTTTACTATTAAAGACTATCTCACCTGTTCCCTTTTCCACATCCTCGGAAAACCTTACAATTGCATCTTCTAGTTCTCCAATATAGCTGGCAGTTTCTGCCTCATTTCTTATACTTTCTGAATTCCTTAACTCTCTTATCAACGAATCAACCTCATCCTCTGTAATGTTTAGTTTCTCTGCATAGAACTTTTTGCTCTTTTTCCAGTGAAGCATCTGCTCCAGCTGGTGCAGAAGGGATTGATTTTCAGGCATTTACGATTTAATTTAGTTAAAATTGCAGTAAAGATACGAAAGAGTTTTGATATTTTCCAAATTATTTTAACCTTTCTAGTTATCTATTCTAACTAAACTTGTTATAAATAAAAAACTCCCAGGGGTAAAAACCCCCAGGAGAAGCCCTGAAAACCAACAAACAGAGCTTTTTAATATTATGGACAAAGTACATATGCATTATCTTGTATTTGTAGATTTGCATATATACTAGTTACACCATTAATTACTTGTGATACTGGATTTGATATACCACATTTAGAAGTGAAATCTCCTGACACTTGTCCTTGACCAAACAACAAGTCTTGATTTGAAAAGTTTCTAATACCAAATATAAATGTGCCTCCAGCAGCTATAGTGAAAGTTGTTGATGGTATATAACTTGGATAATTACCTGGAGAAATATTCCAAGTTTGCCACCCACTTCCAGTGTCATACCATATTGTAACAGGTGATGGAACTAATCCATTAACAGCTAAATAAACAGTTACAGGATAGCTCTCTGCTAACGTTGTTGTGGTGGTTGTTGTAGGAGGAGTTACAGTCGTTGTGCTAGTAGTAGTAGTAGAAGATGTACTTGTTGTAGTAGTTAAAGCATTAATTTGGTTCTGTAAAGAAATAACAGTACTTTTTAAATCACAGATTTGCTCATCAATCTTTTGAAGAGCCACACTCAACGAATCACATGTCTGTACATTAGTACAAGGAAGATTTGGTCCAGTATAACCAACTTGATCAGACCCCACAACCTTTGATTGGCAGGGATCTTGACAGGGGCTACAATATTGTGGAGGAGTGAATTGCATTATAGAGAGTTTAAGCTATTAAGGGATATACATAATGTAGTAACAACCAAGACCAGGTTGATAGTTAGAGTGAGCTAATCCACCTCCTGTAGAGCCTATTGCTACAGATACATCAATTGTACCTTGAGCTCCGCTTGATTTACCAAGAGTTGCTGTAGTTTCACCACTTTTTCTAAGTTCATAAGCTGGATTTGTTCCACAACTTCCTGCTCTTGCAACTGGATCAGTTGATGTTATAATGTCACAACTACCAGTGCTATCGCTAGCTGCTACAAAATGATAATGGTTATCAACTACAGTAGCTGTAGCTGAGTGAGAGTGAGCAGGAATCTGTGTAGGGCTAAGAGTTACAGTGTTTGAACCAGCAGTTCCTAACAAAGCATAAGCAGGATTACCAGCAACCGCAGGATCAACAGCAGGGTTTAGAGCTCCACCACCCATGCCAGTTGTAGCACCTACAGGAACACGTCCTCTTTTGTCAGGTGTACCATTATTACCGTTACACAAATAGATTTTCTCCCAGTCACCTAGCCCAGCACCTGTTGCATCAAAGTTACCTGTAAGAGGACCATAATATTCTACAACAGCGTATGGAACCATACGATTGTAGTATTTAGTGGTAGTTCCTACACTAGCAAGGTA